CATGTAGAGTCCTGTTTCGTCTTCTTCAAGGCGAAGCGTTCCGTTCTTCGTGCGTGCCAGTGGCAGGCCTTCGTGGTTGATCAAAAGGCGCACATCTGGTGTTTCGGTTAGCGTCTTGCGGAATGCGCCGGGTGCAATTCTTTCAATGAATGGAAGCGGCACGCTGTCGTCGTTGAATACGGCTGCGTATCCGGAGAGGCGCATGGTTCCGTCTTCTGCCTGGCGTGCTTCTACGTTCTTGATCGTGAAGGTGCGGCGTTCGATTTTCTTTGTCATTTTGCTCCTTGAGTCTTCTTCTGCGTCGAGTGCGTCTATCTTCCTTTGCGCCCAGTCTTGTGCTCGGTCGCTGAAGTCTGAATCTCCGCCCCATAAAAGCCAGGCCACTAATCCTGCGCCTGGGTATCCGGGATCGGATTGGTTGCTGTTCTTCGGTGCTTGGCCGTCTACTTTGTGCCTTGCGAACCAGGGGGCCATTTTCCTGATCTTGTTTTCGGTTATGTTGCCTGCTGCCATCTCTCGAGCTGCTTGCTTAGTTCCTTCTGTGAGGCCGTCGCCGCCGTATCCCTCTGCCAAATATTCAAGGCCGCGCTTGGCGTTCTCTTGGATAAAACTTGGCAGGGATAAATCAACGGCTCGCTTACTTACTTCGCCGCCCGGTTCCATATCTTCTGCGATCGAAACGGCCACCATCTGGTCGATGGCGTCCTGCTTATCTTCGTGGCATCCGATTGTGGTGTATGCGCCGTCTGCTTCTTCTTTAACGGTTGCCCATCCTGCGCAGTCGCTCTGGCTCTCGCTTATGAAATATGGCATTTATTCCACCTCATAAACCGAAGCCGGATCTGCCGGGTCAATTGTGCCGACTTGCTGGAGTTGCGTGCTTGGTACTCCTGTGTGCGTCATTGTTGGTAATCCGACGGCTTCTGTTACGGCCTTTGGATCGAAGCCGACCTGGATCAACATCGCCGCGATCTCTGCTCGCAGTTTGAGTCCTACATCTGGTGCGTCTCCTGCATCAATATTCTGGAGTGGGACTCTGAATTGATCGCCGGCTTCTCCGAGTGGCGCTAAATCTTCAACGGCTCGCACGTCGTTTAATGATAGGAAGCCTTCGCGAAGGCCCTTCGTGTATGCGTCGAAGCGCTCGAGTGTGGTTCCACGAAGCAATGCGTCAAGATTGAACTTGATGAAGCCGTCTGGCTCTGGAAGTAATTCCGACATTGATTGTTCAATGCGTTCCAATAAAGGGCGAAGTGAATGTTGCACGAATGAAAGGTTCTGTGCTTCAACGCTGGCAAATGACATCGCTCCTGCTACTGGGTGTCCTAGCAGGCTGATCGGTACTCGGAATAATCTTGCGATGTCTTCAACGTTGAAGCGTCTGGCTTCTAGCAGCTGTGCGTCTGCTGCGTTCAGTGTGAGTGGGCGGAATTGTGCGCCGCCTGAAAGGATTCCGATCTTGCCTGCGCGGTACGGCCCTGTGTGAGTTACGTTCCAATCGCGGCCGATGTCGCTTGCCTGCTCTTCTGTTAATTCGCCCGGTACTTCAATGACGCCGCCTGGGTTTGCTGCGTTGCCGAAGTAGGCGGCTGCGTATGTGTCTGCTGCCATCGCTGCGCCGATCGTGAGTCGAGCTGCTGCAATTGGGCCGAGGCCATAAAGCGAACCGGGAAGTCTGAAGAGTGGAATGTGCTTCATTTCGCGTGAAGTCAAAATGCGCGAGTATATTCCTTCTTCATCTCTCATCTTATAGATGATTGGCTCTCCTGGACGTGGGCGTTCAATGCGAACGTCGTCCGGGTGTACGCAATAGACTTCTTGGACTTCGTCCATGTCGTCGCGAACGGTGAGGATGAATGCATTTCCATGAATATTAAGTGAAGCGATTATCTGCTCGTAAAACTCTAGGCGCGATGCTTCTGGATTTGGTTTGTTAATCCAGGCTGGTTGCGATCCGTAAACGCTGGCGTATGAGATTCTGTTTCTGCCGCGTCGGACGTATGCTGCAAGTGGTAACGAGGAAATCGTATCGCCGAGCAATCTTACGCATGCATAAACTGTTGACATGCGAATTGCAGAGTCTGCATTTACATCGATTCCAGATGGAGCCATGTAAGCAGGGCGTCCTGGGATAAGTGGTTCGACCCATTGGCTATTGTTTGTGCGCTTCTGCTCTGCCGCTTTGATTCGCTTCGATAGACTCATCAGTTAGCCTTTTCTGTTATCCATACTAGGAATGTGCCTAGTGTAATTAATGCGATCGGCAATGAAAGCATTGCGATTCCTGTGGTTGCTAATGCTACGCCAGTCACTTCTGCTACGAGTGCGAAATCTATTTTTTTCATTGCTCTCCTAAAGTTGAACCGAGAAGAATCGAGCCACTGGTGGCTTTGGTTCTGCTGGTTGCGTTGCTCTGTCATATCCGAAGATTGCTGCTACGGCCGCATCGACTTTCCGCTTCGAGCTTGCCTTCGCAACCATAACGCCCCGAGATGATTGCTTCGTGACGCAGTTTGTTATGTGCCTTGCCATTCTTTCATCGCCATCGTGGGTGAAGCTTTGATTCACTACGGCTTCGTAGAATTTTTGCGTTGCTGGAACCATGCGCTCTGCGCTGTTTGGATATGAAACGACTGGCATCCCTTGCTCGTCTAGAACCATAAAGGTTCGCTGCCAGCGTGCCGGGTCGAAGACGATCTCTTTGGTTTGGAAGTTGCTATTCCTGAATGTATCAATGATCGTCTGTTCAACTTCGGCGACTGGCACGTGCCATCCCTGCTCTGCGTCGTCTGGTCGCTCCCAGATTCCTACAACCATCAGATGCGGTTTGTCTCCGCCAAGCAGCCAGGCAATTAGCGCGGTGCTGTCGTTTGAGAAGGCTCCGTCAAATGCAAGGATTACGTCTTCGCCTGCTTCTGGCGTTCTCTCTGTGTCGATCAAGGCTTCCCATGACCCGGTTGGAAGCCAGGCGGTTGCTGTTGATACGAAGCAATTCGTGCGCTTGGTTCTGAATTCTGCTTCTGGCGTTCTCAAGACTGCGCTCTCGAAATCTTCGGCGTCGACGATGTCTGCGAAGCCGGGGTTTGATTCAATCCAGAGCTGCTTGTCTCTGTGATCTGCTTCTGGGTTCTTCGGTTCCCACCAGGCGAAGAAGAACGACGGATCTACAAGTTCGCCCTTTACGAGCTTCTGGCCGTATTGGTATAACGAATATGCGAGGCTGTCTTGTCCGTTTGCCTGAGTCTTTACTCCTGCTGTGGTGATGCCGAGTAAAAGTGAATCGGATCGTGCTCCGCCGGCGAGCGACATAACATCCCAGAGTTCGCGGTTTGGCTGCGCGTGGACTTCGTCAAAGATTACGATCGGTGAAGGGTTCAGTCCTTCTTTCGTGTAGGCCTCTGCTGAAAGTGCGCGGTAAACGGATCCCTTGTCTTTGTATTCGATTACGTCGCGGTAAAGGGTGAACATCGAAGAAAGTTCCGGGTCAAGTTCAACCATGCGCTTTGCTGTTCCGAATACGATGCGTGCCTGATCTCGATCTGCTGCGCATGAATAAATTTCGGAACCGTTGCCGCCAAGTGTGAGCGCCGATAATCCCATTGAAGCTGCGAGCGCGCTCTTTCCATTTTTTCTCGCCATGCCGATCAGGGCGACTCTGTGTTTGAGTCTTCCATCTGGCCTGCGTGCAAGTGCGTAGTTGAGAAGTTCCTTCTGCCAATCGCGCAGGTGCAAAAGTTCGCCGGCTGGTGCTGCCACTGAATCTTTGGTCACTCTACATACGGCTTCTGCAAATTCAGAATATAAAGGGCCGTCACCGCGTTTGCGGTCTGCCAAGTCCACCGGCGTTATCCAACGCGGCGGCCATGATTGTATTTTTTTCTTAGCCACGTGCTCGCGTCATTAATTCCTGGATGCGTGTCTGTGCCTGGACTTCTGCGAGTCCAAGTCGCGAACGCTCGACCGGGTTGAATGCGATCAATGAAAGCATTGCGGTTATCTGGTGATCAAGGTGTCGCAATGCAACGCGGTCGCGCCATTCTCCGCCTCTGAAAACTATTGCTCGAAGTTGGACGCGCTCATCCATTGTTTCGCAGAGAATCATTACGTGTTCGATGTCTGTGGTTGGAGAAATCCATGCGCGGCCTGCTTGCCAGATGCGTTCCCACATCTTCTGGCCTTCTGATCCAAGTGGTCGAAGTGGTTCTGGTGTTTCTTTCGCCATTGGTAATGCGATCAGGTTTGCTTTCTCTGGAAGTGGTCGCTTTCCTGGGTTACCAAGTTTGCGCTTCTGCTCGATTGTCTTTGGGGGATTAGGCATTGTCGCTTCCTATGAAATCGTAAGGTTTGCCGGTGAGTTCATTGATTGGAAGAATTCCAGTCAGTTCTTGCCAGCGCTTGCAGATAACGTCTGCGTATATGGGATCCAATTCTACAAGTGCTGCGGTCATTCCGAGTGTGTGAGCTGCTACAAGTGTGGAACCTGATCCGCCAAATGGATCCAGAACAACCGAGTCACGATTTGCCGAGTTGCTCAATATTCGAGTGATGAGGTTGATGGGCTTCATGGTCGGGTGTTCTGAATTTCTGCGTGGACGTGGCTCGCGGATAATGGTCGAAGATTCTCTGGCTGTTTCGATTATCTTTACGAGTTCTGTCTTGCTCAATGTGTCCAAGTCCTTCGTTGCGAAGTCGAGAACGGTTGAGTCATTGAATGGGCCAAACCAGGGATGCGCTGCTCCTGGTTTCCATCCGTAGATGATTGGTTCGTGTTGCCAGTTGTAATCCTGGCGGCTGAGTGTGAAGTTGTCTTTCACCCAGATAAGAATTTGCTTGAGCATAAATCCGGAAGTCTTGAACGCTGATCTGAATGTGACGCTGCTTCCATCTGCGTGGCAGACATAAATCGGGCAGCCATCTTTTGCGTTTGCGTACATCGCTCCGTAAGTTGCAAGGAGAAAAGATTCGAATTCTAAGTCACTCATCGAGTCGTTCTGAATTGTTAGGTTCTCATTCGTTCCGCCCTGGTAGGCGACGTTGTAT